CCGCAAAAGGACGCAGAAAAACTGTGAAACTCACACCTTCACAGGTAGCAATTTCTAAAAGATTAGGTGTGCCACTCGAAGAGTATGCGAAACAATTAGCCGCGAAGGAGGTATAAGCATATGGAAAAAGATAAAATGAAAACCACTCGCGTGAGTCAATCTAGAGCAAAAACTGAAAAGCCGAAGATTTGGACTCCTCCATCATCACTGGACGCACCACCTGCGCCAGACGGATATCGACATAGGTGGATAAGAGCTGAAAGCATGGGGTACGACGATACCACTAACATGTCAGGTAAGCTTAGATCAGGATGGGAGTTAGTTAGAGCTGACGAATATCCAAATGATAATTATCCTTCTATAGATAACGGCAAATACGCAGGTATGATCGGGGTTGGTGGCCTTGTGCTGGCAAGGATATCTGAAGAGCTCGCGCAATCACGTGAAGAGTACTTTGCAAAAATTACTCAAGATCGAAATGATGCAATTGAAAACGATGTCTTGAAGGAACAGCACCCAAGTATGCCGATTAATCAAGATCGACAGACTCGTGTAACTTTTGGTGGCTCGAAAAAAGACTAATCTTTTCTCAACCATCGATAAATTAACAATAACCCTTTAAGGAGGAAAACAATATGGCAAATTTAGATGCCCCTTTTGGTTTGGCTCCAATCGGTAAAATTGGCGGTGGTACAGATCCGGCAATGAACTCTTATAGTGCGCTAGCAGGTTATGCTACTATTATGTCCCAAGGTGACGTCGTAAAGATGGACGAAGGTACAGGTGGTGTGCAAATATTTGCAGCAGCAGGTGGTGGTACAGACGCTACTGACGCTATAGGTGTTTTTTGGGGATCAACTTTCGACGATTCTACTGGAAAGCCAACTTTTAAAAACACAAGACCTGCGTCACAAGCAGCAACTGTTTTCGTGTACGACGATCCATATCAAATGTTCGAAGTACAGGGAGATTCTGTTGGAGGAAACTCTGCAGTAACAGATATCTCTAAAACAGCTGACTTAGCCGTCGTGGCAGGTTCAACAATAACTGGTGTTTCAAAATCAGAACTTGATACAAGTAATATTGGTACAGGTGCTAACCTACGTATCGTAGGCTTCTCTAAAAAAGAAGGCCGCGACTTAGTTGCATCTCCACATACTGTGTACAATGTTGTGATTAATGAACACAAGTATAAATAATAGCAGGAGGTAACACATGGCTATATCAAGACAACAACTAGCTAAAGAGCTAGAGCCAGGTCTGAATGCATTATTTGGACTTGAGTACAAAAACTACGAAAACCAACACGCTGAAATTTATGATACAGAAAATTCTGATCGAGCATTCGAAGAAGAAGTAATGTTATCAGGTTTCGACAAAGCTGCCGTTAAGTCAGAAGGCGCAGCAGTGGTTTACGATAGCGCGCAGGAAACTTACACTGCAAGATATCAACACGAGACAATTGCTCTCGCTTTCTCTATTACTGAGGAAGCTGTTGAAGATAACTTGTATGATAAGGTTTCAACTCGTTATACGAAAGCACTAGCACGTTCTATGGCTCAAACTAAGCAACTTAAAGCTGCTGCAATTCTAGATGGCGCGTTTACTACCTCTGTAGGTGGTGACGGTGTTGCACTTTGTGCAACTAACCACCCAGTAATTGCTGGAACGTTTGCAAACGAATTAGGCACACCAGCCGATTTGTCTGAAACTTCATTAGAGCAGTCTTTAATTGACATTGCTAAAATGACGGATGAGCGTGGACTAAAGATTGCTGCTAAGGGAATGAAACTAATCATTCACCCAGCTCAGCAATTTGCAGCTGAAAGAATCATGAAATCTGCCAACAGAGTTGGTACTGCTGATAATGATTTGAATGCTATGAAATCAATGGGAATGATACCACAAGGATTTGTGGTAAATAACTTCCTAGCTGATTCAGAGTCTTTCTTCATTAAGACAGACGTTCCTAACGGAATGAAACACATGGTTCGTGCACCAATCAAAACTGCCATGGAAGGCGATTTTGAAACTGGTAACGTTAGATATAAAGCTAGGGAAAGATACAGCTTCGGCTTCTCTGATCCTAGAGGTATCTTCGGATCTCCAGGTGTATAATCAGTAAGGTTATAAACCATTTTAAGGGGCGCTTCGGCGCCCCTTTTTATTTGCATAAACTATTTAAAAAGCGTATACTCTTTAATCTGCGATATAAAAACTAATGTAGACGCGCGCAGGCGACGGCCTAGAGACTACATTAAACACAACTAGGAGGATTAAATCATGGCTTCAACAACTTTTTCCGGACCGATTAAGGCTGGAACAATTAAAGAAACTATCGGGACTACTCTCGGTAAAAACGTAAAAAACACAGGACAAGTAGTAATGTCTCAAACACACTTGATTGATTTATCAGGTGGTGCGATTGCTGCAGGAGCAACTAATATGGTTATTCCAGCAAACTCACAAATCGTAGATTGTGTCATAGACTCAGTCGTTGCTGCATCAGGTGCAACCAATTTAAGTATTGGTGACACTGTAGGTGGAGCTGCTACAATACTTAACACTTTTGCACTAGGTACAGCTGTTGGTAGAAAAAGACCAACAACAGAAGCTGGTGGTGCATTAGCTTGGTCTGACACAGGTTCTGCTGACATAAAGTTAACTATAACTGCTTCAGCGGCTACTAATGCCGGATCAACTAGAGTTACAATTCTTTACGTACAGAATAATAACTTAGGTTAATAATTAATAGTGGGGCTTCGGCCCCACTAATTTAGGAGGATAATATTATGTCAGGTGGAGGATCTTTCACATCAGACCAGAGAACAGCTCAAGCAACCGCTACTGGCGTTTTAGTCGGTGGGCCTTGTAGGGTTACATCTATTCAAGCAAAGGGCAACGCAAGTGGTTCTGTTATCTTGCATGACAATGCAGCTACAGGCGCAGGTACAGCTCATACATTTCTTTTTGGAACAGAAGGACTAGAAATCTTTGTTCCTGGAAGTGGTATTAGAATGAAAAATGGTTGTCACTTAACAATCTCTGGATCAGGCAGTTGCACTATTACTTTTAACTAGGGGGATAAATGGCAACATCAGGTACTACTAATTTTGAGAGTGGTTTCTTAATTGATGATATTATTGAAGAGGCTTACAATCGCGTAGGCCTCGACAGTGTTAGTGGATATCAATTAAAATCAGCAAGACGTTCTTTAAACATAATGTTTCAAGAGTGGGCCAATAGAGGTTTGCATTATTGGGAACTAGGTAATCTAGAAATTGATCTTGTTGAAGGACAAGCTGAATATAAGTTTTTTAGAAACTCTGCTGATGGTACAAGTGCTACGTCTATTCCTAACGGTGTTTATGGTATAGATGATGTTTTAGAAGCTGCATATAGAAATAATAGAACTACAACTAGTCAATCAGATTCATCTTTAAGTAAAATAGACAGAAGCACGTATCAAAGTTTAGCTAATAAATTAACTAAGGCTCAACCTACACAATACTATGTGCAAAGATTTATAGATAATACTACAATTAGTTTTTATCCAACTCCGGATGCTATATCGGCTGCAAATCATATTACAATGTATTACATCAAACGTATTCAAGATGTAGGTGGATACAGCAACAATGCTGATGTTCCGTATAGATTTGTTCCTTGTATGACTTCAGGACTTGCATACTATTTATCTCAAAAAGTAAATCCTCAGTTAACAGGACAACTTAAAATGTTGTATGAAGACGAATTAAATCGTGCATTAGTTGAAGATGGTTCTTCAACAAGTACTTTCATAGCACCAAAAGCGTATTACCCAAATGTCTAAGTTTGCATCAGGTAAATACGCTAAAGCAATTTCAGACCGAAGCGGTATGGAGTTTCCTTATAATGAAATGGTAAAAGAATGGAATGGAGCCTTTGTACATCAATCAGAGTTTGAATCAAAACATCCACAACTAGAACCAAGAGCTCACTATGGTGATGCTCAAGGTTTACAAAATGCAAGACCTGCTAGAACAGAGCCACCTGTAGCACATCTTTTATCAGAAAATTCTATGGCAGCAGGTGTCCGCGATTCTATTTTAGTTACAGTAAACCAACCGGCGCACGGATACAGCACCGGGGACCGCGTTAGGTTTAGAGGAGCAGACCCACACTTTCCAGACTATCCACAAGTAGCTAGAGTTGATGCTGACAACATAAACGATGCTAGAGGACACTTGGTTACAAAAGTTGATGTTAATAATTATACTTTTAGTCCTAATGATCTAGTAGAAGAGTTTTTAACTGACAATTGTATTCCTGGTACAACTACAGTGTATGTAGATATGGATGGAGTTTTGACAGAGTATTATCAAGCAGTAGCAACTTATGCGACAAGTGTTGGTTTATTAAACGCAGGTGGAGATTGGTATGATATGACTCCAGCTATGGAAGTTGCTGCTATTGCAGCTGCACCTAGTAACTATTTTTCAAACTTAGCTAAAAGAGCCGAAGCTGATGCATTAGTTGATTTAGTCATTGCTAAAAATAATACATGGGATGTGTTATCTACAGGACCTACATACAACGCACAAAAAACGGCATGGATAACAGCTAACTATGGAACACCCGGATCAGGCGTAGGCAGAGCTCCAGCAACAGTTAACTATGCAACAAACTTTAATAAAGGTGTTTACGGCGGAGCTAACAAACTATTAATTGATGATAGAACAGGTTATGTTAATCAATTTGTAAATGCCGGCGGGAAAGCCTTTAAATATTATGAAAGTGGTGGTATAAGAAACTTTGGAGGGACAGGAAAATCAGTAGGACCTGTTACATTATTACCATGACCACATATGCAGAATTAGTAACACAGATTAGAGATTATTCAGAAACAGATAGTGCTGTTTTAACTACAACTATTATCAATGATATTATAGAAAATGCAGAAGACAGAATATTTAGAAGTGTTGAATTAGATTGTTTTAAAGAATATATTAGTGGTAATACAGCTGCTAATAATAGATTTGTAGGTTTGCCGGGACAAACTGCTTCTGCTACTACACCTACAATTAGTGATCTTGCAACAATTAGATATGTGACTCTTTATACTAACTCAGGTACAAAAGAAAGATCTGAGCTTGTAAGAGTAGACGTTGATTTTTTAAACGAATACTATCCAACCCCAGAAGTAGGTTCAACTGCTAAACCTAGATACTATGCGACTTGGGATATGGGTAAAATAGCTATTGCGCCTACACCAAATGCGGTGTATAAATTTGAGATTGGTATTACTAAGAAACCTACAGGCTTAAGCTCTGGTAATACGACTACATGGGTAAGCGTTAACGCTGAACGTGCTTTACTATATGCCTGCATGGTTGAGACTTTTAAATTTTTAAAAGCACCACAAGATCAACAAGTTTATGAGCAATCTTATGCGACAGCTTTACAAGAGTTAGCTCAAGAACAGTTGGGTAAAAAACGAAGAGACGAATATAGAGATGGAAGTTTACGAATTAAAGTTCCTTCTCAAAACCCTTAATAGGAGAAAATTATGGCAATATCACAAGCAGTTTGTAATGTTTTCAAACAAGAGCTTTTAAAAGGTAATCACGATTTCGATGGTGGTGCCGCTTACTATATTGCGCTTTATACTTCTTCAGCAACTATGGGTGCAACTACTCTAAAATATGTAACAACTAACGAAATAACAAACGCTTCTGGTTCTGCTTATACAGCAGGTGGAAAAGTTTGTGGTAACCCATCAGTAACTGGTGGTCAAAATTCTACTACTGCTTTTGTTGATTTTGATAATGTTAGTTTCACTAGTGCTTCATTCACTGCAAACGGTGCTTTGATTTACAGACAAGATGGTAGTGGCCCAACTAATGATGCTGTTGTTGTGTTAGCGTTCGGTGGTGACTTTACAGCTTCAAACGGAACATTTGAAATTCAATTCCCAGCAAATGGTGGTGGATCAGAGATCATCAGATTAGGATAAGGAGTTTAAATGGCCCTTGTTCTTAATGATCGAGTCAAAGAGACTAGCACCAGCACAGGTACGGGTACAATAAATCTCGCTGGAGCCTCT